GTAAAGGGGCGGTGCGTGTTACCCAAATTGCGGCAGATTACGGCATGAGTGCCAGGAAGTTCAATGCAATCTTGCATGATCTAGGTGTTCAGTACAAGGTCAACGGTCAATGGATTTTGTATAAGAAACACATTGGTAAGGGTTATGTCGATAGTTCGACATTTGATTACAAGGATAAGAACGGTCAAGATCAAGTCAATATGACAACGACTTGGACGCAGAAAGGTCGCTTGTTCTTGTATGAACTGCTCAAAAGCAAGGGTATTCTGCCTTTGATTGAGCGTGAGGATGATTAGAAAGGACTGAAATGCTTATGACAGACCCATTCAAACCACTGCTCGACCAGTTCGACAGTATGTTGACCACTGTCATAGCGAACAAGTCGAAAGCGTTCGATATAGACGAAACGCTCCCGATGATTTTGACCGCTAAACAGTGCCAGTCAATGCTTGGAATCGGAAACTACACCGAATTCTTACGGATAACCAATTTAGACGGCTTTCCGAAAATCGACAAAGGTCGAGGGTCACAAATAAGATACCCACGGGATGCAGTCAGAAATTGGTTTAACAATAACTGGCAAGAGATTGCCTAGCACATAACCCTAGCCGTAGCAGTGAGCTAGTGAGATACCAACGTAAGCAATACCAACTACAACGATTTGATATTCATAAGTCTCCTTAAATATATGAACCTCACTAGCTCTCTAGTGCGGTTAGGGAACAGAAAGGAATTAAAAATGAAAAAACTACTTAACTGGATTTGGTCTAAGAAAGAGAAAGAACCAGAATATTTCTTCGAGCCAGTATGGACGCCATACGAAGAAAATGAGCGCAAATATGAAGCTCGCAAAAAACGTGAACAAGAACTCTTAGCAAAATACGGAAACCGATAAGATTACCATCTTTCAACGTGCAGCCATGGCCCTGCCGTGGAGTGTAACTTATACCCATAATTTTTCCCCAAAAAATATAAACTTTCCCCACACATATCTTTCTAAAAAAACATTGAAAAAAACATGACACGGTGGGGCGTTGGGTGCACGTTGAGAGCACTAAAAAAAGCATGGGTTAGGGCCCATGCAAGAAAAATACACCAAGGAGATTATACCATGAAATCTTTTAACACTCAAACAACTTCAAAACCAAGCTACGTTAAAACTAAAGCTTATGGCTTGTGTGGCACACTAGCGCTTGCTACTGCTCTACTAATCGGAGTTGGCTCAGTGTCAGCAGACGAAACTGCTCAACCAGTGGCAGATACTCAACCATCTGTTGCTAATGTCTATACCGCCGACAATGCTGGGAATGTTACGGTAACGCCGTCTGAAACAGTGGCACCAGTGGCAGAAACACCAGTATTTACTCCACCAGCACCGGTTGAAGCGCAACCTATTGCGGAAGCACCAGCAACAACTACAGAAGTAGCTCAACCAGTCGAAGCAGCGCCTACTACAGTTACTAAAACGGGCGACACTATCACAGTCGAAAACCCTAACGTTGAGGTCACTTTCCCGAATGGTAACGGGAAATATAGCCCGTTTGAAGTTGAATACAAAGATATTCAAATTCCAGACAATGTGCCGGTTAACGAGGGGGACAAAGTTACTTTTGACTTGCCTCAAGAAGTGAAATTCCAAACCTCTTATGAGTTTGACGTGCATAACCCAGAAAAAGCAGTAGTTGGTAAAGCTACAGCAGACGCAACTTCTAACAAGGTGACTACTGTATTCAATGACTACTTTAAGACGCATCCTCTAAATAAGAGCATGAGTCTAAAACTTGATGCAAGTTGGACAGATAAAGTTGTGGCAGGTAAGCCAGTAAATGTCAACTTTAACGGCACTGTGGTAACAGCTAATGTTGGTAATGAGGGAGTCATCGGTAAAGATGAACTTATCACAAAGTGGGGATTTCAAGACAAAGAAGACCCTACCGTTATCAATTGGACAGCTCGTATCAATTACGCTCACCGTGTTTTAAACAATGTCACTATCATTGATACCATGAGCGATAATCAAAAGTTAGTTGATAACTACTTTGAAGTGAAAAATATTGAGAGTTTAGATCCTTGGGTTGACAAAGGCTCAGCTATGGACTTAGTTAAGTCTATCTCGAAATCAGAGCACGGCTTTGAAATCAAAATGGATAGACTAGACCACATGATTTACTTGTACTACAAGACTAAGCTTGTAAATGCGGTCAAGGACAGTACAAACCCGACTAACAAGATTGAACTGAAAGCTGAATCAGACGGTGCTGTCTCATACACGAAGATTCAACTCGTAGGCGGACGTGGGGATGCGTCTGGTGAGAACAAACCAGAGCCAACATTTGAAATTCCTCGTGAAGCTCCAAAAGTAGACATCCCAGAATTTGAGGGCGGCATCCCCGGCATCCCAGAGGTGCGAGAATTGCCAGAGTACACTGAACCGATTGGAACTGTACCAAACGACGCTCCAGTTTTGGATAAACCAGAATGGAACGGTGGCACAGTGCCAAATGAAGCTCCTGTGCATTACAAACCAGAGTTCCAAGGTGGTATTCCGGGAATTCCGGAAGAGCGTGAGTTGCCACCATTCGAGGGCGGTGTGATTCCAAACGATGCCCCTATCCTCGATTTGCCAGAATTGCACATCCCAGAGGAACCAACACCAGAAAAACCTAGCACGCCAGAAAAGGCCCCTAAAACGAGCGTAGAGCGTCCTAATAACAAAGTGGCACAATCTGCCGCAGTATCTTATAAACTCGATTCTGAGCCAAAAGAAGTGGCAAATACGCCAGTTTACGGTGGTGTTCTCCCTAACACTGGTGAGAAAGAAGGTGTCGCTAGCACTTTGGGATTGGTAGTAATTGCAGCAGGCATCACAACTTTGGGATTGAGTTTCAAGAAGTATAACGAAGGTGAGGAAGAGTAATCATGAAAGAAAATAACAAACAAGTCGTATTTTACAGCGCAGAAAAAGATAGATTTCTTGGAAAATACAAAGACAGAGGTAGCTTAGCATTTGAAGCGGGTTTTACTACTGAGTTAAGAGGTGCACTAATTTTACCGTTCGATTCGTATGAAGAACAAAAAACCGAACTTGATAAACTTGCCGAAGCGTTTGGCTGCGAAGTGCTTATCGTAGAAGCTGAATACAACGTAACTAAGCTTGACGGCTCGGGCTTTGAACGCACGGAGCGTGAAGAATCCATGAAAGATGGCATCAAAGCACTCCTAGACTTCTTGGCGAAGTAACAGAACATGAAGCGGTGGGAGGGTAGGCATTAAATATGGCAACTTTATATGAATTAACAGGTCAATTTCTAGAAATTTATAACATGGAAATTGACGATGAAACCAAGCTCGATACACTCGAAGCAATTGACTGGACTGCCGACTATGAAAATAAAGTAGAAGGTTATGTCAAGGTCATTAAATCGCTCGAAGCTGATATCGAAGCTCGCAAAAACGAAAAGAAACGCTTGGATGGTTTGAATAAGTCAGACCAATCTAAAATTGACAATCTTAAGGCTGCTCTTGCCACTAGTATGGCTGAGACTGGTCAGGAAAGAGTTGACACCACACTCTTCAAAGTTGGTTTCCGCAAGTCCAAGGCGGTAGTAGTGGACGAAGATAAACTTCCTAAGAAATATCAAATCGTTAGCTACAAACCGGACAAGAAAGAAATTAAGAAACTCTTGGAAAGTGGTGCAACCATCCGAGGTGCTCATATTGAGGAAAGGAGAAACCTAAGTATCCGATGAAAATTACTAAAGCGACAGAATTAAAAAATAACGATGCTTGTTATCTGATTTATGGAAATCCGGGGTTCGGTAAGACTTCAGCGGTCAAATATATCCCTGGCAAAACACTGGTCATCAATATTGATAAATCAGCCAAAGTGTTAAGCGGTTGTGAAAACATTGATATCGCAGACGTGGACACTCACAAAATTTGGGATGAATGGTTAACAATCGTCAAGGAACTCTTAAAGGGAGCTGGTCAACCATACGACACTATCGTAGTTGATAATGTTTCAGAACTGTTCCGAGCGTGCTTATCTAATTTAGGTCGTGAAGGAAAAAACAACCGTGTGCCTTCACAAGCTGATTACCAACGTGTCGATTTCACTATTCTTGATAGCTTACGAGCTTTGTTGCAACTCAACAAACGAATCGTGTTTATTGCATGGGAAACTTCTGATCAGTGGACGGACGAAAACGGCATTATCTACAATCGTGCCATGCCAGATATTCGCTCAAAAATTTTAAATAACTTCCTCGGTTTAACGGATGTGGTAGCTCGGCTTGTCAAGAAGACCACTGAAGATGGTGAGGAAGTGAGAGGGTTTATCTTGCAACCGTCAGCGAGTGTTTACGCCAAGAATCGTCTCGATGAGCGAAAGGGGTGTAAGGTAGATGAGCTTTTCGCTACGGGATTACCAGAAGGAACTGATAACTGACATCATTGAATCCATGAAGCGAGGTAATCGCAAAATCATGGTTCAATCGCCCCCTCGCAGTGGCAAGACAGTAGTAATGGCTTACATTGCTAAAAATGCCACGGATAAAAACAAAAAAGTCTTGTTCTTTAGTCACCGCAAGGAGATTAACGAGCAAGTCATAGCAACCTTTGAACGTAGTGAGGTCAACCTTGATAATGTCACCATCGGGACGGTAGGAAGTCTTGTAAAAAAGCTAGATAAACTGCCTAAATTCGATGTGATATTAGTCGACGAAGCCCACCACATCAAAGCCAAACAATATCAGACCATCTTAACTTATTTCAAAGATGCAACGCAATTATTCTTCACTGGCACACCCATTCGATTAGATGGAGCTGGTTTCCATGATCTAGCTGAAGACTTGGTCAAAGGAAAATCGGTTAAATGGCTACAAGAGAACGGGAACATTTCAGAGTTTAGTTACTACTCAATCAACCTACTAGATTTAGATAAGCTCAAAACCCGTTCGGGTGAATACACAAATCAATCCATAGATAGTGCATTCGAATCATCGGCAGCAACATACGGTGACTATATCGACCACTACAAGCGTTTAGCAGAAGGTAAACAAGCCATCGTATATGTTCACAATGTAGAATACGCTGAACGAGTAGCCGAACGTTTTAACGAGCATGGTTATAGTGCCGCTATCGTTTCGGGTAAAACGCCTAAAAAAGAGCGTGTTGAAGCTATGGAACGCTTTAGAAATGGCGAGCTAATGATTATGGTAAACGTCAACCTATTCACTGAAGGAATTGACCTTCCGGGCGTTGATGTCTGTATCATGCTACGCCCAACTAAATCACTATCGCTCTATTTGCAATTTGCCATGAGGGCGTTAAATCCCAGAGAAGGCAAAAGAGCTATCTTGATTGACCACGTTGGGAATTACAACACCCACGGTTTGCCAAACGATGACCGTGAGTGGACGCTGGACGGTGTGAAAATTAGCAAGAATAACGGTGAGAAATCAACTGTTACTTGCGAAGATTGTTTCGCAACCTTTTGGCGAGATCAATTAATTGACGGGAACTGTCCTTATTGTGGAGCAGTGGTTGTTAAGAAAAAAGAAATCAGAGATGTCGAGCAAGAAAGCGTTGATATCGAATTACAAGAAATCAACCAAGGAATGGAATTTATTTCTATCCAAGGCGAAATGGTAGAGGTCAAAAAAGAAGAAGCGGAAATTTATCGCAGAGTTAAGACCTACAAGAAAAATTACACACGTTGTAAAAACCTAGCGGAACTTAAAGCGTTTCGCATCCTCAATGGCTATCAACCAGGGTGGTTGTGGCACAAACAAAATGAATTAAAGATTTGGAGATAAAAAAACTATGGGAATTCTTTCAGTAAATTATGAAGCAGCAGA